GGTTTGTCATCGGTAACAACTGGTTCCTTTTCGGGTTCCTCGGCCTGCGGCACCGGGGCTATGTTCGCAGTGTCAAACGCGGAAGCATCGGCATCCGCCAATGCTTTTAGCAATTGCTCGCGCTCAACATCCAACTCGACTGGTTTTTCTAGCACTACTTCAGACATAAATTTTTAAGCACTCCTGCGCATCCACTCCAGATCATCGGTCACCCCGACCACTTCCTCCTCCGGTTGGCTCCGTATCGAGGCCATCCCGTCCAGTGTCGCCAACGCGGATTTAAACCCGGCAGCGTGACCGGCGTGATACGCCAGGTCTGCTGGACTTGAGATAAACCTGTCGCAATTCTGAAAATGCAAGTTTCTCAGATGGGACTTTAGTTGTACTCCCACCTCGCTCGACATGAACGTCTGTAACTTCCGAGCGTGTTCGTTCGTCCACTCAGGAGGATCAGACCACTGCAACACCTGGCGGAACTGTCTCCATAGCCACCACCGGTTCTTCAATCGTTTCCACATTTTGCTGTTCCGCCTGCTGTGCAACCGCCTGCTGCATCTGGGCGAATAAATTCTTTAGTTCCTGCTCCACCTGGCGGCCCACCTTCGGGTCTGCCTCTTTCAGCCTCAACAAATGTTCTCCCATGTGTTGTTCCAAAAATTGTCCTTCCGCCGGTTCTGGCGGCGCACCTGTGTCGGCCCGGTTGGTGATGTATGCCATCACTGTCTGGATGTGTACCAGGTGATCATCACTGTCCTTCACCACCGCCGGGAAACCCAACCGCAGGAAAGTAATCTCATTGGCCTGATCCTCCGCCTGGTCGGCCTGCGCCATCATCGGGTCAATGTATAATCGCTTGACCAGTGTCGCGTCATCACTCTCCAAAATTGTCTTCCGCAACTGGCCCTGGTCGATGTACGGGTCATTCGCAAACATCTGGAACCGGGTGATCGCTTTCTGCATCAACAACTGCTTGTTCACCCCGTCCGCCGATCCGGTCGGCTGGATGCCGTACTTCTCATGCAACGCCTCCTGGGGTATCTGCTGCGCCGTGTCCAGATACCAGTAATCCAGGCTCGTCTTGTCGTATTGCAGCAAAATCGACCAACTCATCCTGTACAGGTTGCCCAGCGCAATTCGGAAGATTCGCATCCTCAGATCACTCGATTGCTGGTAAAGCCCCCCAATCGCCTGGATCTCGGTCGCCGTGCGCCTCTCAGTGTTTTGCAATGTCTGCGTCAACCCGAAGTCCGGGGTGGAAACCCGGTTCTGCGCGATCTCCCGCATGATGTTCATCTGGGTGTCAAACGAGATCGGGGGGGTCTGGTGCATTATCGGTTGGATCCCGTACGGCAAAATGCTGCCAGGTGTCATGCGGAGATTGCCGCTGTTTGGCATGTCCCGCTCAGCCCGGTACAACGGACGATTGAACAACGTCATCGCATCATTCTTCTCGTTCATCAGCTTGGTCAGTTCAGCCTCGAATATCGCCTGCAACTCAACCACACCTCGGCTCGAATAAAATCCCGGGTCTTTGATCTCGTAGTTGAAAATGACAAATGGCGGTTTGCCGTGATTGTACGGAATCTTCATCGTCGGACGAAGATCGATGTCCGGGGATGTCGGTGAGTAGGTGCAGATCAACCACTGCCCACTCTCCGGGCAGCGATAATAAACCTCCCACACGATTATCTTTTCCTTCTCGGGAAAAGTCAGTCCTTCACGCTCGTACTTCGCCGCCTCAGTGTCCATGTCACCGGAATCCTCCCCGTAACTACCGACAATCTGGTCGAGGATTGCCTTGTCCTGCTTCAGGTGCTTCTGGCGTTTGTACGCCTCCACCGAGTAAACGCTGATGTGACAAATCCGGTCTGCATCGGCCAGGTCCCGCGTCCACGCAGGAACCACGATGTGCTGGGGATCGACCGTGTAATATTTCAACCGCTTCGATGCGTAGTCCCAAAGCACTTTCAGAACCCCGGTGCCACACATCAGCATGGCATCCACCGCACTCAACACCTCGGTCTCCAGGTTGGTCTTCTGCTTGACACGATGATCGAACCACTGCGCCGCAGCAGTCGTGTATTCGGCCACCTGGGGGGTCGTGGGGATGAACTGTGCAATTAAATCCGTAGCAAACAACTGCTGGAAATACGCCGGCTTCAACTCGCTGATGGTGGTGTCCACCAACGGAAAATGAACGTCACTTGCCCCGGGCCACGGTTTGTTTTTCCGCCGCAACCCGTGATGACGCATCTCGTAAAACATGCGCTGCCGAACATCCCATACGGAACGATCCGCCAAATCCTGGAGAACATCTGTGTTTAATTTCTGCCGACTACGCATTTAAAATTCTTCCTCCTCCTCCTCCTCCTCCTCATCCAAACACCAGCCCATCGACTGGATCGCGAATAGCGTGGAATACATCTGCAACCCGCCGATCAGCGTTGCATCGCTCAAATCGAACTCCTCCTGATAACGCCCCAACAACGCCTCCAACTCGCCGCAGAACGCATCAAACTGTTTCTCGGCGGTCATCATGATGCCCACCCCAATCGGGGAGGTTTAGCGTTTCTTCGGCTTTAAACCGTACTTTTTGCCGCCTGCCGCCTTGCGTGGCCCGCTCGCCATCGCCCGCCTGCCGGCTGCCGTTACGCTTCGCTTCAACCCAGCCCGCGCACCGCGCCGCGCACCGAGTGACTCGTCCTGTCGGGACTTGTAGCCTTGAGGAGATGCCCCAGATGCGCCAGGTGCGCGACGAGGCCGACTCGTAGACTTCCAAGCCTTCTGTGAACTTAAACCCACTCTCTTTGGTTTTGTTGCCATTTGATGATTTATTTTAGTGCGTAAAAAAACGCACCCGAATTGGATGCGTTAAAACCGTTAATTGGCAAATATTTCGTGCGGTGCTTTCTGTGTACTAGAGGTAACTCATCGCCCGGGTGATTAGTTTTTGCGCTGTGACCGGGTTTTCAGGTGCTGCGTCCCGTGCGTCCTCCAATAATTTCCTGACCCGCCCCAGTTGAGTCTTCAACGTCAACGCATAGGTCACCTGATCAATCGATTCATCAATCATATCATCCACCAACGGCACCCGCTCCCATAAATCCCCCCCATGCTCCTCCTGGCCGGCCCGGTATTTGCGGTCGATCTCGGCTCCGATAGTCTTTTGTATCTCTGTTAAGTGGTCTTCCTGCGCTAAAGTCATCATTCCGCCAGGCTTGCCTTCTCCAGTTCGTACTCGTAATCAATGATCTGACTCAACAATGACCGCACAAATGTCTTCGACTCCGGGCTGGCGTTGTACGCATCCTCAAAGCCCCGTTCATTGTTCAGAATGATCGTCCGGGTCGCGTCCAGTTTCCGGGGGAGAGCCGTTCGACATCCTAGCGTCAACCCAATCCAGCTTGTCACGACGACGATCATCAACCATCGCCTCCAACTTCTCGTTCTCGACTTTTTTTCCATATCCAAAAAGCTCCTTCAACAACGCCAAAATCGCCCGTATGATTCCCCACGCTTTCATCCTGTGTTCAACCCCATCGATTCCCGCAACTTCGCATCGCCACTCCAGTCAGTCATACCCGCTGCCAGCACTTCATTCAAGTCTGGTTGATTCATTCGCGCCCAGGCCGGGTGATCGCTGACACTCGCCAAACACATCACCACCGCATCACCCCGGTCAGGTGAACTGAACCCACGCGCCTTCATCTCTTTCTTGCTCTCCAGATTGAGTTTACCGGTCTTTGATGTCCCGACCCGCCGGGTAGTCAACTGACTGTGTAAAATCTCGTCATCGGGCAGTATGGCCTCCATACGGTCAATCTGTCGCGCCGCCCGGAACCACATCTCCGTGCCGCGGTTCATGTACCTGTCCGGTTCCTGCGCCCGACCCCCCAGGTTCACCTGGTGTATCGGCCAACCCATCTCAGCCAATTGATGGCACATCGGCAACCCCAACCCACCCGCATCCCCAAATATCTGCTCAGGCTTCAACCCGGCCTTCTCAAACTCCAACGCAAACCGCGCACACCCAGCCATCGTGTTCGCCTCGCGCCAGGCCACCAACTTGGCAATGCGATTGCCAATCCGCATACAAAACACACTCTCATCTCCAGCAGCCGCAAAGTCACACGCCGCAACCACCTCATGACCGTCCTTTATCGGCGGATTATCCAGGCACTGCATCAAACTGTCCCACGGAACAACCAAACCTTCACCACTGGTCTCCTGAAACTCACCAAAAATCATCGACTGGATCAACGGATGATCCTTGCCCCACATCTCCATCTGCTCGTCAATCCATGACTGCTTGATGTGCGGACACTCGAAAGCCGTCACCGTGTGCAACTTCCACCACTTCTGTTCCTTGGAAAATATCTTGTAGAATTTACCCGTGGTCCCACCCGGACTGCTCATCGCCAATATCCTGTTCGGCTGAATCCGGGCCACCGCTTCAAATAAATCTTCCTGGATGCTTTTGCACTCATCCAATATGATGAAAACCTGCCCGTGGAAGCCTTCAAACCTACCAGGTTGGTCAGTGGCAAACCCCAGGATCCTCGAACCATTGTCCATCGTCAGGTCAGTCTGGTTGATCTGCATCCCCAACCCGGACACTTTACTCGCCAAGGCCCGTATCTGCGGCCATAACTGCTCCTTGACCTGCCGATAAACGCCGCTCGTAGTAATAACTATGCTCCCAGGATAAATCAGCGCATACCACAACGCCGCCGGCGCAGCAATAAACGCAGTCTTGCCACTCCCATTGGCCGCTTTCAACGCCACCCGCGCACCGGGTACACTCAAATCGCACAACACTTTCTTCTGCCAACCATACAACGGCATCTGAAAGTATTTCTCAGTAAATACATCGGCGTCCGCGTCTCTGGAGGAGGCTCGGGTCTTTGTTTTCGATCCAGCATGTTTTCCTGATGGT